TTGGATTTAATTACAAGTCCCGGGACTGCGCCGTTTCTAAAAAAGTTATCTTGAAAATCCCGCATACTTCTCATGAGACGCATTGTTCGAAGTGCGGGCTTTAATCTGGATACGCCTCGATAAATAGAATAAAAAGAATTTTCTTTTACGTGAATAATCTCACTTGGAGAAAATTTTTGCTCATTACCGTCAAAGCTGTAATGGTCTATGAAAGTCTTTTTACTTGCATGAATTGTCATCTTACTAGCAGGCAAATGGTATAAATGTACACCATCATAATAAATAAATATATTGCCGTCTAGAATGTAATCAGTAAAAAGATTTCGTCGAAAAGAGGAAATATCTTGAAAAGGGTTTGGCTCTTGGTTAAGTAGCTTTGCTATACGAGAGCCTTTTATTCCTTTTATAACTCCTTGTATGGGCATTTGCTCATGAACAACTGCATCAATTTCAGCACAATCATCTACAAGAATATTTACTCCACGATTTACAATCTCTAAATCTTCGTAGGCTCTTTCGTAACTATACGTATACTCCTTGCTTGGCTCGGTAGTTTTTTCGTAGTATGGCTGTATTGGATTCAGTTTTTCTTCTGTATCCTTTTTTCCAAATCCAAAGTTATACCATGCCATGTTTAATTCTCTGTATCTCTACCCAATTTTTCTGCTTGTCTGCAGTTGCTAAAGAAGGGTTTCGCCCGTATATACCATGAAGTTGTACATGATGATTATGGCACAGTGTTACGGTATGCTCGTAAAGTTCTGCCCAGTTATCTTCTATGAATTCATCTCGCCAAATGACTATATATTCGTCAATGTAATGCTCTGGGCGAGCTTTTTGTTTTTCTTGTAACCACTTCCTTAAAAGTGGCGTTAACGTATAAAAATGGTGAAAGTCTAGTGTAGTTGATTGACCACAAATATAACATTCAGTGTCTTTTTCGTATAGAGATTTTGCTTTATCTCGTATGTATTTTACAGGGTCTCTTTTTAGCCTTGAACTTTTCTTTCGGGCCTTTTTCATATTTTTATACCAGAATTATATAACGGGAAGGATAATTTGTCAAACATTATTTTTGAAAAGGTGTCTTAAAAACTAGTTGAAGAAGTTTCAAAAGAATATAATCCGTATCGTAAAGCATCTGCCATATGAGATGCCATATTATGCCGAGGTTTTTCTTTTGCTAAGTTAGGATTAGGGTCCCACTGGTATTGATCCAAAGAAGCAATTACTTCTTTGCAGTTCTGATCTACAATAAGTTTATCATTATCCACTATACGTTCAACATGAGCAATTCCATCAAGTACGGATTTTTTAGCATTATTAGTACTTATATCATATTGCTGTGCAAAGTCAAATCGAGTTTGCTGAGCGGCAGAATCTATAAATATAAAATCAATGTTCCACTTATGCTGTAAACGAGAAATTTCTGCTGCATGCTGCTCTGTTGTTCTTTCACTGTTCATGTACTCATCAAGTACGTAATATGTTTCTGTTTCCCAATCATATCCAATTACACAAAAAGCAGTAGGGTCTCTGTACCCTACGTCAAGCCCTGCAATAATTTCCATCCGAGACGTGTCAAGCTCTTCTAGATTTGCGATACACTCTTCGTGATTGAAATTCCATATCTGGCCTTCATAAGTATTAAAGTCGGCTTCATATTCTTGCTTAAACTCAGCTTCGGACATACTTTTTCGAGCTTCCGCAATATCCGTTTCAGACATTCTCGGATTATCTCTATAAGTTGCTCGTATTGAGGCCCATTCGGAAAATTCATCACTAAATCCTCTGTGAAAGAACTTTGCAAACCAATTGTTCTTTCCTCTCGGCGTAGATATAAAAATTGCCTTAGAATTGTCTTTGTCAAGAGTAGGACGAAGTGCTACATTAAAAGCGTCTTCTCCATCTGCTAGAGCCGCTTCGTCAAAAATAATTAGATCATAAGAACGACCAACACAAGAATCTACTTGGTTTACAGAACCCATACGAATTGTAGATCCGTTAGTAAGTTCAATAACTTTATCTTTTGCGTTGTCTTTTGCTACCTCTAAATCAAAATGTTTAATTAGTTGTCTTTGTAAGTCGAAAGAAATCTGAGACAAGGAGTAATTGGGAGACATGATTAGAATATTAGATCCAGGTACTAAAGAAACTAGTTGCCCGATAATATTCGCTATATATGTTTTTCCTTGTCGCCTTGAAATTGAAGCAACAACGAAGCGATACTTATTATTATTTATCGCATTTATAATTGCCATCTGAGAGGGCAGAGGACTTACGCCGAGTAGTTCAAGATATTGAGCTACTGGTAGTTTGAGAAATCTTGTCTCAGATTGTGAATCGACTAATTTTTCTGAAATTATATCAGCTCGGCTAACTTCTACTGCCATAGCTACTGACCTTCTACTTTGGTGGCTTCTCTATAATAAATAATTATTTCTTTTTGCTGCCGTATATATCTTCGCAGTTCTTGAAGATTATAAGCCATATTCTCATAGTCTTGAGGAGTTAGCCCAAAAATTACAAAAGTACCATCTTGCATTTTTGAAATTCTTTCAATTTGCTCCTCAAGATTTTTTTCTGTGACTACAAAAAATTCTACTTCCTGCAAATCTATTCTTTTTGGTAATTGTGGCTGATAGATTTCCAGTGTTTTATATTCTGTAACTGTTTTTATAATCGGCTCGGGGGTTGGTAGAGGCTCAGATTTTAGAAAAGAACACCCCGATAAAAATCCTATCATCAAAAAACTAATTGCTATCCGCATTTTCTACCTCTACACTATCTTGCTCTATGGCTTCAAACACTTCTTTTGTGCCTTTATTTATTCGTGGTTCTATAAGCCCGGGCTTTACTCGAGCTAACTTAGTTAAACTGTGTCTTTTAAAAATAGAAAGATAGTCGTCCATGTCTGCTTGCATTTCGTTATTTTTTTCGGTTAAGTCATTAACTGCTTGCAGTTGAATTTGTAAGTTTTGTTCTGAACGCTCTCTTGCAGCTTTTTCCGCTTCGAAGGCTGCATCCAGTTTTGCAGCATTTTCTTTTAGCACTACTACATTTACTTCAAGTCTTGCAATTTTTGCTTCTGCCTTGCTAACTGTAGTAGTATGATAAGCATATGCTCCTCCTGCCACAACAAGAATTAAAGGCATTGCTTTTATTAGTCCTAACATTAGTATATTTTCCTCAGGTCATACCCAACAGGGTTTACAACTTTTATTTCATGTTTTACCCCAGATGTATCTACAAAAATTATATGAGTTGTACTAACTTTTTTTAAGTCTTTTGCCCTATAGGTTTTTGGGTTAGTTGACTCTATTCTTGTACCGTCTACTAAAAAACGAGTTTCACCAGGGAAAAATACAGTAAGCTCCCACTCTTCTCGAATGAGAGTTAACCACCAATGTTTAATCTTTTGGATCATGTTTACGATGTCCATTCCATGCTACAAAACCTCCGAGCCTTAATGCCCAGTATGCCAAATAATTTAATAGTTTAAAACCATTCTGTTCAATACAAATGTCTCGAAAAAGTTTGTCCATCCATTTTTGAGTTTGAGGCCCAATAACGGTACGGTCACCTTTCATAAGTGTCCCATACTTATAGCCATAATCGTGAACAAGACCGCCCATAAGAAGGACTCCAGTGGGCGATAACCACATTGCGAGAAACTTAGGTACTGATGCACCATCAAATTGGAAACCTTTGGGAATAACATATCTTTCTCCGTCTAGAGAGAAATGAAAGTCGTCACAAATTTCCCACTGTCTTACACCAAGTAGCCACATCCAGATTGCTTTCCAAAATCCTTTATCTGCTGTTTCTATTTTTAGGGGCTTCATGTGCGGCATTTCGGAGTATTCAAAGTTTACTCGCTTCTCTCCTTGACCATCAAAAATACTTGCAATAAAACCAATTATAATAAGTGTTATAACAATAGTCCACTGCCAAAAGGTTACTGCAAGATCAAGTATGAGGTCCATTTACTTTTTACCGCTCCAGGCTTGTGCTCCGAAGAATGCAGCAACTAGACCAGCAACTGCGACAAAATATGTGGGAGCCATATCTCCAAGAATATTTGCTGCTTTATCTAACTCAATAAAATCAGTTACAACAACCATTCCAGGGTACATCAACATTCCAAACAGAGCAAACCAAGTCATGTTTCTCTGAGCATCTCGCATTGCATCTGCATCTTCAAGCTCTTTTCTCTTAAATTCCATATACATTGCATGCTCTTCTGGATCTACTTTGCCATCTCCATTTGAATCTGCTGGGTGATACCCATTTTTCTCTAATTCTTCTCCCATAAGTTATATTAATTGTCTACCAGAATAAGATCAAAAATGGCACCGCCACCTACATTATTCTGTGAAAGAGCTTTGACTTCTATATCAGTCTTTTCTTCGAATTTTAAGGGTACAGGATAATCATAATTAAAGCCAGAAGCAAATACTCCAAATTGTCCTTTTACATTGAACGCCCCACCAAAAGGTCTTGCATACAACCTAAAGAGTGCATCATTATTTGCATCAATAGATCCATTTACTTTAAGTAAATAACCTGTCTTACCTGCAGGAATTGTATACAAGGCCATAAGAGTCTGACCTGCTCCTGCTTTTATAATTGCTTCGTCTGTGCCTGCGTTTTGAATACGAATTTCATCAAAGTTTGTTAAGCCCGTATTTGCAGTAACCATTCGTGCTCGAAAAACTCGAACAAATTGAGCCGTTGAAGCAGGCCCTCCAATAGTTAAAGTTTCAGTTACAGGATTGTAATTTTGATCTAGTCCTTGTACTTCTACAGTACCGCCATCATCAGTAGCAGGAGTATCCGAAACAGCACTTACAACTGCTGCAGCACTATA